TGTGGCAACTATCTCAAGATGCGCCAGCTCATATGCACATTGATGTTGGAAATTAAAGATTTAGAAAAATATCAAGAGAGAATACATTGTCTATCCACCGA